TGAAATGTGAATCAGACAATCAACCAGAAATTGTTTCTTTGCACCAATGTTTGGGTAATGCAGAGGAAGAAAAGATGGTTCTGAATGAAATGGCCGAGGGTACAGATACTACCTTTGTAGTAAAAAATACTTTTGGTTGCATGATAGAAACGGTCTAAAAACTACTTGACATTGTTCTGATAACATGATAGCATATGTATAGAAAGTGAGGAAATATTATGAGTTTAAAAGTTTTAGAGTTTGAAAATGATGATGCATTGAATACCAATGGTTATCATTATATCAGTTGTGTTACTACCACTTATGACAAGTTGGTAGAGATTTTTGGTAAACCAACATACACAGATGCAGACCCATATGAAAAGGTCAATGCAGAGTGGACTATCGAGGCCAAGGTTGTCGATGGAGATGATGACCCAGATGATTACTATTACAAGGGGTTCACCGTCTACAATTGGAAAACTGGTTACATTCCTACTGAGGAATACGAGTGGCACGTTGGTGGTAAAGATTATGAGTCAATGGAGGCTCTGCATGAAATCTTTGAGAATCACATAAATAAATCTAAAGGATAAGATGTTATGGTAACAATTACAACGGCAGTAACCATTACTATGTGTTGTACGATGTTCGCATTTTACTTTGGTCAGAACCTTGGTCGTAGGGAAAGGATTGAAGTAATTATTGACTCCATGCTTACACGTTTGGAGAAAGATGGGTTCATCAGAACTAAAAAAGGTAAAGATGGGGAGACAGAATTAATTCCCATAAAAGACTTGACAAATGGTGGATAATGTTATAATATGAGTTTGAGAGTCGGAATTAAGGTTGGTTGGCACACTATGCAAGTTCCTAATATTATGGAGTGGGGATACAAGTTTCCGACTCTCATTTTATTATGTTGGAGATTATGAACAAATACATTGGAATGACATTGATACTTGGATTGAGCGGTTGTCCGACTTGGGCGCCTGCATACGAGAATCAAACCCCATGTGATTATGAACATCTAGTAAACTCTTCATACATATATACAATTCAGAACACAAAAGAATTCAAGAAAGAGGTGTTTCCTTATGTCGAGGACACCAGAAAATGCGTTATCACAATGTGGGTAACCATTGAGGATAAGACATACCCAGCACAAGGTAGTTATGTATTTGGGCCTGATATGACAGAAAATCAGGCGTGTGAGTTCGCAGAGAAGAAAGCGAAAGAACAGGTAATACGAGAAGTATCACCTGTTAAGTTGTCTTCCAATACTGACCTTTCATGCATCAAGAAAGATGTTGTAGAGGCACCAGAAGAGGAAGTTATTGTTAGTAGTGAGGTTGTAGAGGTTCGTCCTGTAACACTGGCTGATAAGTTCAAACCTATCAAACCATCTTACAGTCCAGACCCAACTTACTATTATGGAAACTACGACAGTGGTAAGATTACTTTTAGTAGTGTACTGTCGTTATTATTAGGGGGTATGTAATGTTTAAATTCATATTCGGTATTGTTGTGGGTATTATTCTTGTCACCTATTACCCAGATATTATAACAACCACCACTGATTGGTTTATCGACAGTGGTGCTCGTGACGAAGTAATCGAAACTCTAGAAGGGATGAAATGATGAAAAATGTGATTATGATTGGTGCGGTTGCATCTTTACTTGCGGCGTGTTCTAGTACAAAGAATGTCGCAGTGATGGACTCACCACCACCACACTCTGGTGTTGATAAGGAAGTTTATGAGTACAAGGCCAAACTTGCAAATCAACAGGTGAAGGCGATGCCTGAATGGTATACGAAAATTCCAGAAGATGAAGAGGCGATTTTTGCAGTTGGTACGGCAGTATCACCAGACCTACAGTTGTCTAATGATATTGCAATTCTACTTGCAAAGAGAACACTTGCTGACCGTATCAATGGTGAGTTGCGTTCTCAAACAAAGTCGTTTGTATCGAAGATTGGTACTGATGCGAATGCCTCAGTCTTGAATGAGATTGAGACAGTGACTAAAAATCTGATTGCAGATGTTGATGTTGCTGGTTACAGGGTCAAGGAATCTGATGTTGTAGTAAACGGTACACAGTATCGTGTTTACGTTCTGTTGGAATATTCCAGTGCAGAGGCAACCAAGATTCTTATGAATAGACTAAAACGAGAGAAACAATTGTTGTCTAAGATTTCTGCACTGAACGCTTTCAAGGAACTTGATGCACAGGTGACTGAGAAGAAAAATAGTGATGCAGAGAAACTTGACAAGATTGTGGAAACAATAACCACAGAGGGATAAATGGAAGTAAGGGTCAGAAAGGGTAGAGATGGTAAACCAGATGTTAATGGTGCCATTCGTGTACTAAAGAAGAAACTTATGAAGGAAGGGTTCTTTCAAGAACTAAGAGCCCGTGAATCTTTTATGAGTAGGGGTGAAAAGAAACGCAAACAAAAGGCCGCAGGCCGAAGACGTTGGTTGCGTAATCAGGCAAAACTGAAGGATGAGAGAGGTTACTAAAATGCCAAGACGTAAAATGACACCAGAACAGAGAGAGGCTGCCGCAGAACGGTTGCGTCTTGCAAGGGAAAAAAGGTTGCGTGAGAACCCACCTAAGTATTCTAATATACACCCATCTGTTTTGACGTTACCAGATGAACATCCATTCTCAAGAGTGAATGTTACAAAGTATATCAAAACCCAGAAGGAACAGCTTTCTTCATATCGGGCGGCGGTACGTCAAAAGGTAAAGGGTGCGATTGCAAACGAAGCATCATGTAAGGCGTATATTCGACACTGTGAAACGTACTTACGAAATGGTGATTGGTGTGATGACTTCTATGGTGAATACCAAGAGAAGCGAGTTAAGTGGGTGACTGTTGTGCCTGCTGGTCGGAAGGTGGATGATGACGGATGATGGACAGACTAGTAACATTGTGCAGTTCCCAAAGAAGTATGTGGGTATTGCACCAAAAGTGACAAACTTTGATGCGATGAAACTCAATAAAGAGTTACAGTTCGCAGACGAGTTAACGGATGGAATTATGGTTTCAATGATACATAATATGGATGAGAATGACGTAGAGATTTCCGAAAGTAAGTTTATACAGGATATTGCATTTTTGTCTGAGGCTATCAAAGCGACCATATACAGAGATAGAGGGTTTACTCATCCTTTTCAAAACTTGATTGAATTGATTTCAAATGTGAGTTATGATGAGAAGGAAAAGAAGCACGATGTCCATATGGACATGGAATTGATAAGAGAATTGTCAGAAGACTTCACTGAGGATGATGACCCAGACAAGGCATAAGGTGATAATATGATTTTAGTTGATATGAACCAAGTGACGCTTTCTAATCTGATGATTCAGATTGGCCGCAACACTGAAGTTGACCCAGACATGGTTCGACATATGGTTCTCAATTCATTAAGGGGTTATCGTAGTAGATTCAATGAAGAGTTCGGAGAACTGGTACTATGTTATGATAACAAAAGTAATTGGAGAAGAGAATACTTTCCAAATTACAAACACGGTAGACGTAAAGACCGTAAGGCATCCAAGTTAGATTGGGGTTCGATATTCGATACCTTGCATCTAATCAAAAAAGAATTAGAAGAGAATCTGCCCTACAAGGTTTTAGAAGTAGAGAACGCAGAGGCCGATGACATTATCGCATCTGTTGTATCCTACGTTGCAGAAACACCTTCACACTATGAGAAGGTATTGATTGTATCTGGTGACAAAGATTTCATTCAATTGCAGAAACACAGTTTCGTTACACAATACAGTCCGACACTGAAAAAGTTCGTGAACGGTATTGACCCAGACGTATACATCAAAGAACACATCCTAAAGGGTGACCGTAGTGATGGAGTACCAAACTTCTTATCACCAGATAATTGTTTTGTAGATGAATTACGTCAACGTCCTATCTCAAAGAAGAAACTGGCGACATGGGTTGACCTTGTCCCAGAGGATTTTTGTAACGAAGAGATGTTGCGAAATTATCAACGCAACAGAAAACTGATAGACTTAGAGTATGCACCAGATGAGATTAACAAGGCCTGTGTGGATACCTATCTAAATAGTTCGGTAAATGATAGAAGTGGTCTATTAAACTACTTCATTAAACATCGACTAAAAAACCATATGGAAAATATTGGAGACTTTTAAAATGGCAGTGAATACATATACACCTTTACTACATGAGGTGCTGAAGAAAGTTCATAATGCAAAGACTAAAGAGAAGAAGATTGAAATTCTTAGAGAGAATAATAGTGATGCATTGCGAATGATTATTAAGGGTTCATTTGACCCTAAAATCGAATGGATTTTACCACCTGGCGAAGTTCCTTTCAACAGAAACGAAGCCCCAGATGGAACTGAACACACTTTACTCTTCCAAGAGTCAAAGAAGTTGTACAGGTTCATCAAAGGTGGTGACAACCAAACACCGCAATGGAAGAAGGAACAGATGTTCGTTCAGATGTTGGAAGGTCTGTCTCAAGGCGAGGCAGAGGTGGTAGTGGCCGCAAAGGATAAAAAATTACATCAAGTCTATAAAGGACTTTCGGCGGTTGTTGTCAAAGAAGCGTTTGGGTGGAATGACGAATTTGTTGACCCAAATAAGTAAAACTTCTTGACATTTTGGTACTGATGAGGTACTATGATTAAAGACTTGGTAATGAGGTTGTTATGAAACGGAACACGACTCCTCTCTCTCTCACTTTCAGTGTTCCAGTGATTCGGCGTGATTTGCTAAAGTCTTGGGGGGAAACGAACTTTCCCCCCTTTTTCTTTTCTAAACCCTTGATTTTCAAGGATTATTTAGTTCGTTTTTTCCCTTGACATTGTTATCAAAACATAGTAGCATATACTTGTAATGATGAGAAAGAGAGTAAATATGAATTACGTTGTTGTAGAGGGTGGGAACAAAGTCCAGAGAGACATTGCCGAGAAGGTAGTGAATTTCATGATTGGTCAGTTGTTACCACGACATCGTACACTGGATATTACAGTTCAGTTAAACAAGATGAATGATGACGCAATCGGTTACTGTCAGATGGAAGATACCAATCGTGAGTTCATCATCGAAGTTGACAAGACCATTGGTATCAAAGAGTTGGTGACCACAATTTGTCATGAGATGATTCATGTCAAACAGTATGTCCGAAATGAAATGAACGATGATTTGGTCGAGAATGGCCAGGCCGTTTGGAGAGGTCGTAAGGTCAACCCAAACACAAAGTATTACGACTTACCTTGGGAGAAGGAAGCGTATCGTCTACAAGACAAATTTGCAAACCTAGTATGGAAAGAGGAGATTATATAATGACACAGGTAGCAGTTATTCACACGGCGTTTGAGGACACACCATCCACAGTCGCTTTCGTAGATGTACCAGAGTTTCCAACATTGATTGAGACTCTTGAGTACGCATATCGGTGGACACAGAACATCATGGACAGTTGGTCACTGAAGATGCCAGAGGATGGTAACGATGCAGTAACCGTTGTTGGTGATATCTCTAGTGGTATGGGATTGCGGTCTACTTCAGTTGGTGACCAAGTTCTGGTCGGTACTGAAAAGTATGTGGTCGCACCTATGGGATTTACAACACTTGATGGAGAACCAGTATGATGAAATTCAAAAACACTTCTGCGCCGTTGACGATTAATCTTGACGGCCCAGATGGAAATGCATTTGTACTCTTGGGTACTGCACGAAGTCTTGCTCGACAACTCGACATGGATGAAGACGCAATCACCAAGGAAATGCAATCTGGTGACTATATGAATCTGGTCAAGACAATGGACAAGTATTTCCCCTTTGTTGTTTTTGAAACAAACAATGATGAATATATGGAGGCGTTTCATGCTTAAAGAATTAATTCTAAGTTCAATGTTGTCATTGACACCAACTGCAAATGCAGATACGGTGCCGACAAAACAACAATTTATCACAGACGAGGCGTTCTGTCTTGCACAGAATGTTTACTTTGAGGCTCGTAATCAACCACTCGCTGGTCAGATGGCGGTTATATCTGTTACAGTAAATCGTGTTAATGATAGTCGTTATCCAAATACTATTTGTCAAGTGGTTTACCAAGGCCCACATCGTCCAAGTTGGAAAGACAACACAGTTATGATTCCTGTAAGGAATCGTTGTCAGTTCAGTTGGTATTGTGATGGTAAGTCAGACCGTGTTCATGACATGGAAACTTTTGAACAGATTTTTACCTTGACAATTGGTGTTGTAGATGGTAGCTATAAGATTGCAGATATTACAGAAGGTGCAACCCACTACCATGCAGATTACGTTGAACCAGCATGGGCGAAGACAAAGACAAAGACGATAGAGATTGAAGACCATATCTTTTATCGTTGGGAGATGGAAGAAACAGAATGAACATTTTTTACTTGAATCATGACCCAAAGATTTGTGCCCAGATGCACAATGACAGTCATTGCAGTAAGATGATTATTGAGTACGCTCAGTTGATGTCTACTGCACACCGTTATCTTGACGGTGAACAATATTATGGCAAGACTGCGAATGGTCGCAAGATTGCACGATGGAAACTGAACAGTGACCTTGAACACGTTCTGTACAAAGCGTCACACATCAAACACCCCAGTGGTATTTGGGTTCGTAAGTCAGTTTCAAATTACAAGTGGTTGTATGAGATGTGGACTGAACTAAACAATGAGTTCATGTATCGTTACAATCATGACAAACCCCATGAGAGTTATCGTAAACTACATGAGGCATTGGAAAGACCACCAACCAATATGTACGAGGTTGGTTTCTGTGAACCGTATCAGGCGATGTTTGATGATGTTAAGAACCCAGACAGTTCAATTCGTGCATATCATGACTACTATATAAAGTATAAACAACATTTGGCGAAATGGACAAAAAGAGGAGCTCCGTATTGGTATGAACAAACAGCAGCATGACCCAGAACCAGAACGCTATTATGATTGGATGTTATGGAAAATGAGACAGGAAAGAAAAGAAGAACCTGTTGTTATGACAACAGAAAATATGTATAAACGAGAGATTGCAGATATGCAAGCACAAGTTCATGCATTACAAATGAAAGTGAAAGAACTAACAGATGCCCTATTACAACTTCAAGAACAACGAGACAGGTGAAGAGTGGGAAGAATTCTTTACCATTTCTGGTAGGGAAGACTTTCTGAAAGAGAACCCACACATCACACAGACACCATCAATGTTTGGTATTGCTGGCGGTACAGGTGACAGAATTAAAAATGACGCTGGATGGAAAGAGAATCTATCACGGATTGCAGAGGCCCATCCATCATCTGAACTTGCAGACAGATACGGTAAAAAGACAACAAAGGAAATTAAGACTAGACAAGTTTTAAAGAAACACAAAGTGATATAAATAAAACTGTACTGGTGAGAAAACTACAGTACCCTCGCAAAGAGACTGTAAACTGTGTAGTCAATCCACCAATGTACAGGGGCGATAGTAAACCTATCGCTCCACCTTTAATTATAGTGAGTAAAAATATGGCGAAGAAAAAAGATGTGACAGGTGATAGTCTGGTAAAGGTAAAACCGATTACCGACAATCAAAAACTTGTATTTGAAGAATACGCAAAAGGACAGAATTTATTCTTACATGGTGCGGCCGGTACAGGTAAAACATTTGTATCACTTTACCTTGCACTAGAACAGGTTCTTAACCCATCAACCCCATACGAATGTGTATATCTTGTAAGGAGTGCAGTTCCAACTAGAGAAATTGGATTCCTGCCAGGCGATGAAGAAGATAAGACTGCACTGTTCCAAGTACCGTACCAGAACATGGTACAGTTTATGTTTGAACAGGCATCCGATAGTGCGTTCAGTATGTTATATGACAGACTGAAAGTGCAGGGCAGTGTTATGTTCCTCACCACTTCTTTCCTAAGAGGTATCACGTTAGATAATGCAATCATCATAGTTGATGAATGTCAGAATCTAAACTTCCATGAATTGGATACTATCATGACTCGTGTAGGACAGGACAGTAAAATCATCTTCTCTGGTGATTACTTCCAGACTGACTTGCAGAAGAATGGTGAGAAAGAAGGGTTGGGTGCATTTATGGGCATCATCGAAGCGATGGAAGAATTCTCCACGGTTGAATTTACAATCGGTGACATCGTGCGTTCTGGATTAGTTCGCAGTTACCTCATTAATAAAATCAAACAAGGAGTTGAAATTTAGTGGCAAAGATGTTTAGTAGTGCAGTCCATGAACCAACCCAAAAGGGAACTTCAATGGGCAAGAAACCAATTACGTCTACGATGAACAAGAACAAACGTAGGTCGTTTAAAAAATATAGAGGACAAGGTAAATGAGTAACTTTGATGAATGTTTGAAACTCATACTCCACCACGAAGGCGGATATGTGAATCATCCTAAAGACCCTGGCGGCGAAACCAACATGGGTGTAACCAAAAGAGTCTACGAAAAGTGGTGTATGGAAAATGACCTTCAACAGAAGGACATGAGAGATTTAGAATTTGATGACGTTGCACCTATCTACAAAAAGAACTATTGGGATAGAGTAAAGGCAGACCAACTTCCAGAGGGGCTTGACCTTTGCGTTTTCGACTGGGCCGTTAATTCTGGTACAGGTAGAGCGGCGAAGAAACTTCAGTCCATGATTGGAACAGTTGCAGATGGTGGCATCGGCCCGAACACTTTGCGTTGTCTTGACGAATATATCGAAGAACACAGTGTTGAAGGTACGATTGCCAACTACACAGAAATCAGACAAGAGTTTTACGAAAGTCTGAGTACATTCGATACGTTTGGTAATGGATGGTCACGAAGAAATAAAGAAACAGAAACAGAGGCATTTAAGATGGCAGGGGTATACCTTCCTTCTTGACAAACCCATTCTGTTATGATATGATTATGTAAATTAACTTGAGGATATATTATGTTTACACACAAACCTGTAGAGATTACAGAACTAGAGACTAAAACAGTAAACCGTAAAAGGTTTTATTTGACACCAGATGGTAAGATGTATCCATCTATCACCACTGTATTGAGTAACCGCAAGGCAGAGGGTCTTCACGCATGGCGTAAGAAAGTTGGTGATGATGTTGCAAATTATATCGCACGAACCGCCGCCGCAAGGGGTACAAAAGTACACCATATGTGCGAGGACTTCTTAAATAACAAAGAAGTAAATCGTGAACCATTTCTGGCCGCCGCACTATTTGGTCAACTAGAAAAAGTTATCAAAGAAAAAGTAGATAACATCTATTCACAAGAATGTGGTTTATATTCTGACAGGTATATGGTTGCTGGTCGTGTAGACTGTATTGCAGAATACAATGGTGAATTATCTATCATTGATTTTAAGACATCTCGTTCAGAACGTAATGATGATTGGAACGAGAATTACTATATTCAGGCATCTGCATATGCACAGATGTTTGAAGAACGCACTGGTCATGCAATTAATCAGATTGTAATTCTGGTGGTAACAGAGGATGGAGTTGTTCAAGAGTTCATCAAAGATAAAAAAGATTATCTAGGGATGTTAGTAGATGCGGTTGACGATTTCACCCAAGCATGGGAAAAAGAAAATGAAAAACTGGATGAAGGCCCTGATGTTATCGGCGCTCCTGTTTAGTGGGAGTGCAATCGCACAAGAAAGTGATTTACAACAGGAATTAGAAGACAAAAACTTATTTTACTGGGCACAGAAACCTGCCCAGTGTTCAAGCGCTGATGCAGTGGTTGACCTAATGAAGAGACATGGTGAGAACCCTACTGTGTGGATGGAAGGTATCACTGGATTTCCGAATGGTGCTTTTAACAAATCAAAATTTGTTATTGCAATTAACCATGAGGCGAATCCTATTACATGGTCATTGATTGAATTTGTTGATGACGGTAGACAGGCTTGCATTCTTGGATTTGGTCAAGGTGCAATCAACCTTGGTAACATCCCCCTCAAAGAAAAGGGGATTGACCTATGAATATTATCTGGCACATATTACTAACAGTGTGTTCTGGTAGTACTTGTTTGGAACAGGATGTACAGTGGTTTGAAAGTCGTGCAAATTGTGAAACCATGTTAGTAGAATATACAGAAATACCTGTTGATGGTAGTTGGGATACAGTCGAATATATCTGTAAACCAGTAGGAAGTAGAGGAACATAATGTATCAATACAAATGTAAATTGGTGAAAGTAGTTGATGGTGACACAATTGATGTTGACATTGACTTGGGCTTTGGAGTGTGGTTACGCAAACAACGGATTCGTATGTATGGTATCGACACACCAGAATCTAGAACCAGAGACTTAGAAGAAAAGAAATATGGATTGGCCGCAAAGGCGTTCCTAGAGAAATGGACAAACGCTGGTCATCTTGTTCTTAGAACATTTAAGGATGGTAAAGGTAAGTATGGTCGTATCCTTGGACAGATTTGGTACGAGGACACTCACAATATTAATCAACTTCTAATCGACAATCATCATGCGGTTGCATATCATGGTCAATCAAAACAAGAGATTGCTGAGGAGCATATCAAAAACAGAGAGTTCGTTAATCTTAACGATGCTGTAAAATCCCTTGACAATTGAATCATTCTTTGGTATAAATATAATACAGTTTGATGATACAAATCAAAGGACGGACAGGACATGGGGGCAGTACCCATCGCCTCCACCATAACTACTCTTAGATGAGATAGTGAATCACTGCATGAGAGTAGTTATGATGGGGGCGAACTAGGTTCGACTGACGTAGATAGAGGCGAGTAGAATTGTCGGATGACTGCGTAATAGGTCAAAACTCGTAAATGCAAACGATAACAATGCATATGTAGATTACGCTCTCGCAGCCTAATCGTACTGAGTTTCGGTGGTGTACTTGGAAACAGAAACACCACCACTTAATTTTGGAGATAGTATGTATAAGGTGACAGGACAGTTTAAAGAACGCAAGGTAGTAAAATACTTTGTTGACCTGTATGACGCTATTGATTTTAAGGATAATGTGGATGCACACTATCCAATGAAACTGACGATGGAAAAGGTAATTGATATGAGAGAATTTATTCATGACAGTTGGCACAGTGTAATGAATGCCGACAAGAACCCACTAAGACATATCCCAGATACTAATACTAGACATATGGTACTACAGGTACTTGCATGGATGTGGTGTATTGTATTTTCAATGTGGATTGGTAGTTTTTGGGTTATGGGTGTAAGTATGATTGCCCATGCCTTGATACTTGCGGCCATTGTAATTACAGTTGCAACCTTTGAGACTGCAAGATTACGTCCTACATTCTTTATGCACTTTCCTACATCGACACCAAGTCGTGCAAGAGATATCTGGATTGACGGTAAGAAAATTAAACTAGACCCACAAGATAAAGGTGGTGAACATGAATAAGTTCAAACAATGGTGGCACGAGACTGACAGTATTGAAATGGTTCTCTTTGCAACCCTATGGAGTCTGTTTGGTTATGGTGCATATGTGGTAGCAGTTGCACTTGCACAAAAGATTACATGGATAGGGTGACGCCTTAATACGTCCGTGTGGGGTCACGGTTAACTCCACAACACAGAGACACCGCATCCTAGGCAAGCACTGTGGTACTATAGACCTCTGTGTCAACACGAAAGGAGAAGGGTGGGTTAGTCACCACCTTGCAACAGTCGGTATATATGACTGCTCTGCTGTATAAAATTAGATAGAGGGTGACTCCCTCTATCGTCTTAAAGGAATATAATATGGAAAAATTGATGACACCAAAAAAGTTCTCACTTGCAGTGGAACAAGTTGTTCAAGAGTGTGGTTGTTCTCATATGGAAGCAGTACTAGATTACTGTGAGAAAAACAACATCGAACCAGATACCATCAAACCCCTTATTACAAAATCACTGAAGGAAAAGATTGAGTGTAATGCAAGGGATTTAAATTACCTACCAAAAGTTGCACAGTTGCCCGTATAATGGAAGCCTATGACGCATATAGAATATATCATGCGTTGAAACTTCACTTTACCAGTAACTATGACTATGCAAAATATAATGGTAAGGCGAATGTGAGCGTTGACTCGTTCTTAAAACGTAATGATAGGCCTTTCTTTGGTAAGGTCGCAAGAAAGTATAAAGAAGATACCAAAGACTTCTTCATATCCAACTTCATAGTCAATCCCAAAGGCTGGGTTGGAAACTTTAACGATGAGAATTATTTGAACTGGAAGAAAAGAAATCAATCCCTTAAATATAATTACAAATCAGAGATGGTTGAATTATTTCACAAAGTTGAATCATTCGATGAAATATTTCAAGGTGGTGGACAACACCCCTTGTTATTAAAACAATTCATGTCCAA